GGATTTTGATGATTTTAATATTCTACAGGATTTAAGCAGCATGGCTGATGATTATCGCGGGCTGGCTGAGCAGATTATGAGGTGTAGCGGCTATGAGGGTGAGTTGCCTAAGTACATCGCTGCTGATATGCCCTTACCACTTGTTTCAGCTATCTGTGCTGTCACTGCTGCTGATGCGATGGGGCGGTTGCATGCGCGTGATATGGCTAGCGGGGGCGAGTGGCATCACCTTGCTCGTGGCCTTTGGTCGGGTTGGAGGTCTACCCAGTGGTTCAACACCAGGTTTAACCGCGGGTACACCAAGGCTGTTCAGAGTGGAGTAGAGGCGGAGTATGGGTTCGATGTCCTCAAGCATCGCTACCTCATCGGTGATGATAGCCTTCTGGCAGCATGGGGTGAGTACGAAGCTCTCAGGCGGCTGGAAGCTTACGATCTCGACAACCTGCAATCGCAAGCATCAAAGCAAATGGTTGACGATGAGCAAGCTGAATTGACGCGCATAATGCATAGGGCGGACGGCACAGTAAGCGGCTCCTTGCTGCGCGGCATCGCAAACGGGCTGAGTGGTGACCTGCAGACGGGGGGCGTCCGTCCGGGTGCGGAGATGTGCCGTGCCTTATCTGATCAGAGCCACATGTGGATCAGACGAGGCATGAATCTGCGCGTGGGGCGTGTGGTGCTTGAGGAGGCTATCAAATATTGGGGTCATCTACGCGTTCGCGATGACGCTGGGAAAGTTAGCAGCGTCCCTATCCCACGGCTCATTATTTTTGGAAGCGCCTTGGATGGGGGGCTTGGAGTGTCTCATTTCGGTGAGGTTGCTCCTAGGCTCAACAAGCCAGTCCCTAAGCCTCGGACAGATTTCAAGGCGGCCGTTGAGAAGCATGCACGCGCTCAGTGGAACATACGCAATGCGGGCGTTGCTGCTGGTGAGGCGGCATACCGCTTTGATCAAAGAGGCCTTCACTTCCCGGCCGCTCGAGCAGAATCTGAGATGGCTGGTAGCGTTTACCAGAGCAACAGGCCCCACGGGCTGAGGTTGCTGCAGGAGAACGCTGATGGCGGTGAGGCATCAGAACAGTACAGGAAGTGGATTGAGAGCGGTGGTGCTAGGAGCACTCGCGAGGTTCCTGTGAGTAGCGCTGAGGTGCGAGCTCATCATGCCGGGCTTTCTGCTATACGTGAGGTTCAAAGGTCCGGACTTAAGCAGCGCTCACATCCTGTTAGGAGGTGGGAGAGTCCGTGGACGCTCGCAAATGTTGCTGAGTCTGCGGCGTTGGGCTCAGCTGCTGCTGCTCCGGGGGCACTTGATGACGTCAGGGATGGCGGTGTTCGTGTTCCTCGAGCAATGGCAATTCGGCGGATGGTCAAGCCGAAGCAAGGGTTAGCTGCACTGGTTACAGAAGCAGGACGGCTAACCCATGGGTTCCTTAACGGGAATATCAAAAAACCCGCAGGAGTGGGGCTGATCGCGCCAAAACATAGTGTTTTGGTCGATCTTGCGCTCACTGCTGCACTACGAATTTATGATATGAATACCCAAGATGACAGTAGTTACAGCGATTACAACACAGGCCTAGGGGCGACCGTGCTACAACGGCTCGCCTTTGGTTTTGAGGTTGCGATCGCTAAAGACCC